GTTTTTCTGCGGTTAGTTTTTTCTCTCTAGCCAAAATATCATCCTGTATTTTCTTTAACATTTCAGCATATGTCAATTGCTTTTTGGTGCTTTTACCTTGATTTTGTAAAGCATCTAAAACTGAACCGGATAGGCCATATAAACCTTGTTCCTTTAATATTCGTTCTTGCCTTAATTTGATTCCATCTTTTTCTAATTGTTGTAATTTACTTGATTCACCAACTAACCCTTGTAATAAAACAATTGCTACATCTAAATATCCACCCAAGCCTTTATCACCAAAAGATTTAGATGTACCAACCATAATGTCGCTAAATTGAGTAGCAACATTTTCTAATTTATAGCCAAACACATCTAATTGATCTGATCCAGTTGCTATCAAAGATGCGGCTGTAATAAATCCTTGACCCAATGTTTCAGTGGCTTCACTTGCGCTAGTCTTAAATGATACTAATTGACCTGCAAATGTTTTCGTTTGTGCTTCGGCTGATCCAGCATATTTATCTAAACTTTGCATTAATTTTACAAAGCCCAATGATTTTGCTTCTGCGGATGTGAAGCCGACACCTAAATTGGCTATTGATTTGTAGTTGCCTATCGCCGCTTTATTTATAGCATCAAGTACGCTATTAAGATCAGCACCAGTACCGGCTGAAATATCTAATGCTTTACTTAGTAATGTTTGTGATGTATCTAAATCTCCGGTTTGAGCAATGAGTTGGCGTAAGGCAGGAACTAACTGATCTTCTGTAATATTTGTAGCGCGTTGTAAATCGGCTATAAATGTTTTGACACCTGGTAATTCAAACTCTTGACCAATACTTCTTAAAGTTAGTTGTAATTGTTTATCTAATCTTTCCTGGGCTAAAGCGGCTTGAATAGAGTTTTTTGCGAACAAAGCCATGCCTGCGGCGGCGGCTATTCCACCGGCTTTGGCAAAAGCCTTTAATCTAAATGATCCAGTTGCGACTACTTTATCAAAACCCTTTAATTCTTTTGTGGCACGCTCTAGGCCTTTTTTATCAAACTTGGTAAGGAAGTTAATTGCAACATACTGACTTAATGCCATGTTTAACCCCTAAATTTTTCGCCTAGATATTTTTTAAGTACACCGTATAGATTATCATTTACTTGCCCACCTAATTGTTGTGATGCCCTATAAATCAATCTTTTTTCTTTGTATTCTTGCGCTTTAGCAGTACCTTGTAATTTACCAATAAAAGATTCACTAGCATTAGTATTACGACTAATACGCCTAGTTTTACTTCTTGATTTTGATGTACCAAATCCTGCCAATTCATAAATTATACCCGGTACAGATTTATTAATCACCGCTAATGCAGTAACAGAAAATGTAGTGCCTTTAACTCTTTGAACTTTAGTTTTAGCCGCGCTTACTCTTATGCCGCGCACGACTTCTGTTTGTGACCATTTCCAACGGCTTCTTTTACTTTCGCCATAAGTTCTACCTCTATGTGCTTGATCATTAGCCCATCCCCATGCAGGTGGATATGAAGGCTCAACATCACGCCATCCTGGAAATGGTGAATGTGGTACAAAACTTTGTGCTAATTTTGCAACAGGTTTTACAGCCTTAGTTAATTCTCTTCTAAATTCTTTGTGTAAATCAGGTTCTATCTTTTTCATAGTAGCCAATAGTTCATCTAAATTTTCAACATAGATGGAAGGCACGGCGGCTAATGATCTAGTGCGCCCAGGTAATCCTGCATACTTAGGTTGCATTATTTCCGCCTAACTGTTGCCTTCTTGTTGTTGTAATATTTTTCTTGCAAGATGGCTTTAATTGCTAAATAAATCGCTGGATCAACTTCTAATAAGTCTTTAGGGCTGATGCCTGTTGCCACCGACACGGAAGCGACTTCATAAATTGAGCCGTGTCGGTCTATCCATTTTTTGAATCATAAACCAAATCAATATCTGAATATTGATTGATATAGTCATCACCAAAGGCTAGATCGGTTTTACCGGCATCTTTTTCTAAACGCCAGGCGAACCACCACAAATCAGATTCCATTTGTAGTTCACCTAATCTCTTACGCCAACCTGTTTTGAACTCGGCTTCAAAAGCCACCTTCGCAGACGGCGTAAGATCATAGGTTACTTTTTTACCATCTTTTTTAACAATTTCAATCTTGTGCATTGTCCCACCCTTTTCTTTTTACGCGCTTGTTGATTTTGTTAATGCAGTTACAGGAAGCGACACGGAAACGCTTGCTACCGCATCAACAGCACCATTCACAGGTGTCCATGATGAAATCAAGCATGACATTGTGTAACTTGGATTGGTAGCAGATACTGTACCTGCCACCGGTATTAACTTAATATTAAGTTTTGTACCTAGTGCATCTTCAAACAGTGCGTTTACTGATGCTGATGCAAAATCATTGTACAGTTCCAAATTTAGTGTCGGGCGTTCAATCCCGCCAATCATATTTTGTACGGTATCTGACATTGCAGTAATCTCTACCTGATCAATTTCTCTTGCAAGACTTACAGTGCTGACATGATCAGTAATGGTACTTGTACCTACAATCACGGCAACTTTATTACCCATAAATATGGCCATAGTTTTCCTCTCTTACTAACCTATCAACTCTACTGAATATTGATAACTTAGGTAATCAATATTAGCGGATGTTATTGTTCCAGGGGATGCAGACACAACCCTGAGTGTTTGTACAGCACCGCTTAATGTTTTATCAACCTCAATCGCGGATTTAATTGAAGTTGAACCGGATGAAGCAAGTAGCCCATCCAATCTTGATTGTCCATCTTTTTCGCTCATTCTACCTACTACAATAATTACCTGGCAGGTAGCAGAATCAAATCCTCTATTTAGTGTAAAGTCATAATTCATTGATAGTTGGCCAACAATTGCAAAAGCATTATTTGTTGGTATGTTTGTTGAATCAGGTACATAATCAAAAACACGCATACCAGTAATCGTTTGTAATGCGGTTTTAAGATTAGTTCTAACCGTGCTAGGGATCATGCAATAACTTCTTTTTTGTACGCTCTGACCATTGCGGTTACATCTCTACCAATTGGCGACATTCTTACAACACCCAAATCGCCTAATCCTAAGATTCCACCCGGCGCATCTTTACGCTTGTATAGGTCGGCAGTTAATATTAAACAGGCCATGTTTAGATCATCCGGCACTGAAGGCCAACCCCATCTTGCAGTTACTTGTACGCCTGGGCGTAAGCCATTTGATGTAAGGCCTGGAAATATTGGCCAGGTTTCAGTATTAGATACCATTGTTAATTGAGTGTAAGGCCTGTTCAAAGATGGTGATGTTAATGGGTCTAAAATGTAATCTGTGTTTAATGTTAATGTTTTAGAATAAGTACCGTTACCATTTTCATCAACGGCTACAACTAGACTACTTGTAGTTCCAATGTCATCTACATAAACAAAAATATTAGAGTAAGCACGGTAAAGCCGTGCTGATGCGGTGGCATCTAAATAAAATCTACGGTTAGCAATCCGATCAATTGACCTGGATGCGGATTCAACTAAATTTTCTAACAAGTCATTATCAGTGTTATCTGATATAGACATGTAATTTTTAATTTCAGTTAATGTTGCATATCCATTTGTTATAGCCATGATTGGTATCCAAATCCTGAATCGCCCTGGGACATTAGACAAACTCCATTCTTTGAATACCAATCATAGTTAGCATCTAAGCCCCCCGGAAGGGTGAGGGGCTTAGAAATTTACAGGTCAAAAACTTGGGGTAGCCAAGCCAGTGCCGTTTATTTGTGCAATTGCGCCTGAATATCTCAAACTTGTGAAGGCTGACATACCAAACATGACAATGTTGATTGCAACCTTGCCACTTGGCTCTTCAAACTTAACATAAGTTGGTGAACCGGCTTCTTCCCAAAGATGACACTCATTAAGATCAACCACAAAGATTGTATCTTGATTTGTGCTTGCGCCAATATTTGTTGCAACATTCGCATCAGTAATAATTGGCAATCCAAGAATTGAATAACCGCTATTGCCGTATTGTGGTGTTCCATTGCCTGTTCCAATTGCGTTCATTGGATTGTAAGCGTTTGGTACTACAAGTGGGCGATTTGAACCATCTACTCCAGCCAATAGGAAACCTAAGCGGCGTGGGTGCATGATAATCGCATTTGGATTAGCATAAATTGTAGATTGAATTTGCTGGATGCTATCGGCAATCTTAGGATATAAACCCGCAACCGTTCCTGTGGTTGCTGTGTAAGTAACCAAGATTCCTGTTGTCATGCTCTTTAGACCTAATGGTTGCCCATTTGATCCTGATCCATTTAGAAGCGCATCATCAAGTTTTGTGTGATAAGCGCGTAACAAGTCTGCTAATACAATGTTTTCAATGTTGTATCCGCGTAGTAATGCTTGCTTTGAGATGCTGTTTTGTCCAGCAATTGTGTTCACATTCACTGTAAGTGTTGTGTCATCAGGATCAGTGCTTACTGCGGCAGTGTTCTCTGATGTTTGATACGCAACATTTGTGCCTGTGGTTATACGACTAATGACAACAGACATGCCCTGTGTAGGTAGTGGATGCTTGCGTGCGGCATCAGCGAACGGCCTACCGGCGCGTGCTAATGGTGCATATAGATCAACTAAATACTGTGGTACTACAAGGCCTGCAAAATTGCCTGAATCTGATGCACGCTTTTCAATTGCCATCTCTTTTTGGTGGCGTTGAATACGCTCTGATGCTTCATAATCATTTGCAAATTGTGCTTTTAGTGCATCACCTAAGAATTTATCTGCGGTGCGCTCTGAGTAAGTTAGTTCTTCGCGTGTAACACTGAAGCCACCTGCGCGAACTTCCTTCTTTGGCTCAACATTCGCATCAACCTTAGCCGCTAAATCAGCCGCCTTTTGATTGCGAATTTCAATATCTGACATTTGCTCAATTCTTTCATCTAACTTTTTGATTTCTAAATTGAGGGCTTCAACATTAGCCAACTCAATTTCAGATAGGTCGCGTGCTTCTTCTGCGGCGCGATCTAAAGTTGATTGAATGAGTGATGTCTTTGATTCGCGCTTCTCGCGTAGAGAAGCAAGAAATGTATTTGACATAGTTCTCCTATTAGTAGTTTTTGTAGTGAGAAGGTGTAACGCGCCGGCAAGCGGGGTTAGGTGTTCTACGACTTGTTATTATTATATCTCTTTTTTTAGTTCTTTTAGTATTTGTACTGCCGTGTTAAATCTACTTTTATCTTCTACCGATTCAAGGTTTTCAGTGCGGCTTTCGCCATACTCTGAAATGTTTATTGCAGTTAATTGATCTTCTGCCTGAGCCTGTGTTTTATGGCAACCCAATACTTCATTGGTTGCATCTTTTACAACTGCATACCCTTCACAATCAGAATGGTTACTTACTACGCTGTATGGCATTTAATATCTTCCTTGCTTCATCTAATCTAGGTGTTAATTGTGGTTGGCCTTCACGCATCCCTGTAATAGCGGCTAATTCGCCATAAGCACCAAAGGTAACAAGTGATACTTCTGCTAAATGCGCTTTAAGTCTTTCCATTACCCCATCCGGCCTTTTCTTGTTTTTGATTGGCATAAATCCAACTGATAATTGATCTAATGCACCATCTTTAACTAATTCCAACGCTTCATCACCTTCACGCGTTTTTGAGATTTTGAACTCAGCATAAAGTCCATCATCTGTTTCCTTTAGTAATGTGGCACGGCCTAAAACATTATTCTCACCATGACCCCTAAGAAGTTTGACCCGGTGCGGTGCTTTGATAACTTCTGAGAAAACACCTTTTCTAAAAACTTCAACCATAGTGCTAGTTATGCGCTGTTCTTTATTGTAAGGCACGGCAATACCAAAAATGGTACGGCCATCACTATTGGCACGCAACTCCAAATTAACAGAGTAATTTCTATTTTCCATTTTTTCATCAGGCATAGTTGTTATCCTCTACTGTATCTTCTACATCATCTTGTAATGAAGTTTCAACTTCAGGGTTTATATCTTCTTCTTCGTGATCCATAGGATCAAGGTTTTCATAATCTCTTACTTCATCAACAGTTAAGAAG